ATCAGCGGCAACATCGAAAACGATGGTGGCCTGCTGACGGTCGGCGGCACAGCCATATACCTCGGCACGTTCCTCCCCGTCCCCGCAGGTAAGGAGCAGCGCCACGGCCGCCGCCAGCTCCGACTTTCCCTGCTTCTTTGGGATTTCCACATAGGCCGTGTTAAACTGGCGGTAACCGTTGGGCTTCAGCATTCCGAAAATATCACGGATGATCTGTTCCTGCCAGTCGATCAGTTCAAAGGGCTTCCCCGCCCAGGTGCCTTTGGTGTGGCAGAGGCTCTCTATGAACATCACGGCAAAATCAGCGGCGTCCTTGTCATAGCGGCTGTCCTTCGCCTTGAACTTCGTCGGCCTGTATTTTTTCAGCTTCCGCATTGCCACCGGCATCACCTCCCCAAAGATGGCATGAAAAATGGCCTGCCATCGGCAAGCCTGAAATCTATTAGTACAAGCCGACAGAGCCTTCCGGCTCTGTCGGCTTGGGTGTTCCTATTTTACCCTGAAAAGGTAGCCGTGCTTTTTGTCGTGTTCCCCTGCAAAATGGTTCATGCTCCCGTTCACTTCGACCAGCCCGGCCAGCTCGCATCCGTTCTGCGTAAAAAGCCATGCGGTCTCCACTGCGCTGCTCCATCCGGAGGAAAAGGTAAACTCGCTGATCCCGTTCTCCCTCATGCAGGAGATGAGGCTTTCCACATCCTTCTCCCAGACCACTTCGCTGATGTCAAGGCAGGCGTTCCCGTTCTCCCTGGCTGTTTCGTATTCCCTCCAGATGCGGCAGGCGGCCGCCCCAAGCCCCTCAATGCCCTCCATCAAAGCGTTATATCCGGCCCTTGCCTTTTCCTTCCCCGCCTCGTCTGCTGCTGCCTCGTAGGATTTTTTAAGTTCCTGCATCTGTGCGTATGCTGTTTCAAAAATGTTCTCTTTCATGGTGTGTACCTCCGTTTTGTGTTTTTGTTTTCCCTTTCGGTAGTACACATATTCGCTCTTTCTCCGGATAATAGCAAGTTAATTACAGGCATAAACTGTACAAATATCTGCGTCGGAAATTGTGTAGTTTTCAATGGTTGGGGATGTGTTTCCCATCCTCTATCCAGTCAACCAGGGCGATAATCTCACCCTCAGTCTCCATCCGTTCAAACTCCGCCACATCCTCCAAATCCCAATCGATGGGATACACGCCGCAGAACTCCACAATGCAGTCCACCTCCCCGGTCTCAATCCAGTCCCGGTTCAGGTTCCATGCACCGCAGACCGTATCGACATGGCCGTGGCTGACATGGTTCCTGTCAAGCATCCCCTCAATTTTCTTTATGGTCTCATCCTTGTAAATGTCAGTATCCTTCGGAACCGTGATGTAAAACATACATTTTGTTATTTCGCCCCGTTCCTTCCTCGCGTCAATCCACTCCCGGATGACCTCTGTCCTTTTCCTCATGGCCGCTTCCTCCTTTGCCTTTTTCAGTGCTGCCCGTGCCTTCCGTAGCATCTGTGGATGGCTTCCAGAATCTGTTCCTGCTCCTCCCCGTCCACGCCGATGCTCTCCAGCGCCTCCCTGGTGCCGCAGTCCGGGCAGAGCTGCGTTTTATTGTCTGTCCGCGAAACTGCCGGCCTTCCGTGGTAGGTCTGCCCGCACCTTGGGCAGACCGAAATCCTCGCAATATTATCTGTTTCCTTCATCGTGTTTTCCTCCCGGTTCCGTATTTTTCTTCTGAGGGGCGAGCGCCGCCTCCCTGCTGCGGAACATCCGGCCTGCGGATGCGCGGCAGCGGCTTCCCCTGCGGTTCTGGAGGGTGAAATACCTTCCATCAAATCCCAACACTGTGTAGCTGCCCGTGCAGCCTTTCTTCCGGTTGGTGGCCATGAAGCAGGCATCCCCCGCTTTCCACCCGCCCGGAAATCCCTCCGCGCTGTCGGCATACGCCTGTTCCAGAAATGCCTCGTCGAATCCGAAACTCTGGTAGCCCTGCCTGCAGGTCTCCATGTAGAACTCACTCGGAATCCCAAGCGGGCGGTCCTCATGCATGATGTAGACGAAAACCTTCCGCAGCCGCACCTTGCCGGTTTTGATGCCCTTGAGGGGCAGCTCCATCTCCTTTTTGTAATAAAAGGTGGGGAAGCCCTCGTAGCGGTCCAGCGCCGCCTCATCCTCCTCCGTCACCGCCCATGCCGCCACGGGGACGCTTGCGCCCTCCTGCGGCTCGATGGTGAGGTAGGAGCCGGTCCTGCTGCCCTTGAACAGCAGCCGGTAGCCCTCAATCACCGAAGTGCCGATGATCCTCGCCCCAGGGCAGCGCATCCGCATCTGCGGAATGTTCAGGTTTGAGCCGTAAGCAATGTAGTATCTTTTTTCCATTTTTGAATCCGTCCTTTCCGAAGGGGGCACCCTTCTACCACCTTAAGACCGCCGTAGCGGTCCACTGCCGTTTCCGCGGCAGGAAAGGTGGCAGGAGGCTACCTCCTGCGTTCCCTTCAAGCGGCCCTTCCGTTGCGGAAGGATGCGTCCCCTGCAAGCCTCCTTGTCAGGATGTCCCTTGCGGTCTTGAATTCGTCCCCGATGAAGCCGAGCCGGAGGAGCCATGTCCGCATGGCGTATTTCGGGTTCTCGCTCTGCTGCGGCTTCGGGCTTGCGGTCTTCACTTCCTTCGCCATCTGGCTGAGCGCGAGGCAGAGCTGGATGTAGCTTTTAAGCTGACCTGCGTGGAGGCCGCCCCTGCGCCCGTCGCCCGGCTCATCGAATTGGAAAAGCCGGAATTCGACCGTCCCCTTGGTGAAAGTTGCGTGGTAGTTGAGCATATGGTAGCGGCTGTCGTTGTAGTGCTGGCTCCTGCCGTAGTTTGCGCCGTGGCTCGTGTACCAGATGTCCGCGAGGGCTGCCATCGTGGCCGGCTTCTTCCTGTTGACCTGCTCCAAAAACCGCGGGTCAACCGTGCGGCAGTAGCGGCTCATCCTGCCCCTGTCAAGGTCCAGGGCATCCGCAATCAGGCTTTCGTGGCTCGCCATAATGTTGGCAAGGTTGCGGAGCGTCTGCGGCGTGTGGCCTTTCGCCCCGATGTGGATGTGTACCCCGCAGCCCCTTCCCGCGTCGCTCTTTGCGCCGGCGTGCCGTAGCTGCCGGATGAGCTCCTGCAGGGTTTCCATGTCCGCGTAGGTAAGGATCGGCGTCACCAGCTCGCACTTTTCGCTGTCCGGCCCTGCGATGCTGACGTCCTTCTGGAATTTCCATTCCCTTCCCTGTGCGTCCCATGCGCTCCAGGTGTAGTAGCCGTTCCGCCTTGCTGTGTCCTGGTAGCGCCCTGTCCCGAAGAACTCCGCTGCGACCTTCGCCGCCCTGCTCCTTGCGATGCTGTTCATCTCCACCTCAACCCCGATGGTCTGCTTTTTCATTTCCTCAACCTGCCTTGCTAATTTTTCGTTCATGCTGTTTTCCTCCGTTTTCGTTGTGTGTTTTCCCTTTCGGTAGTACACATATTCGCTCTAAAAGGGGATAATAGCAAGTCAATCCGGAGCATAAACTACACAATGTTTTCCTCTGTTTTTTGTGTAGTTTATGGCGGTTTTTTATCAATTCCATCTTGCATAGGTAACATACATCTTTTTCTCATTGTCCATGATGTAATCGATGGAAAAGTCGGCGTACTGCATCCCGAAGATGTCCTCCCCAAAAGTGCAGTCTGTGGAAAAGTCCACCTCCATCAGCCCATTTTCTATTTCCGCATTAATGCCATCGCATTCTGAAATGTTCAAATGGGGGAGCGTGTCATCCAGTTCCCGGCGGAACCACGCCTCCATCTCCCCATAAGAACTGAAGCGGAACCCTACAATTTTCTCAAACAGGCTGTCTATCTCATCCTTTCCATACAGCTTCCGGCAGGCATCCTCGCCGTAAACCACATGGAGGTGGCTGCCATTGTCCCACGCTACCATGACGCTCGCCGTGTCATCCACGCCCGTCACGGTTCCCTTCGTCCCGATGGGCGGAGCCTGCGTATCCTCCATCCGCACAAGCTCCACCCGTGTGCCTGCAGGGTACTCCCTGCGGACACGCTCCACAATCTCCCTACTCGGAAACTTCATTGCTGCCCGCCTCCTTCCTTTCGCCGTTTTTGAAAGCCGAGCTGCCGGAGAGGTTCTTCAGCAGGACCTTCCGCTCGCCCTTGTATTCCGCCCCGATGAATCCGAGCCGGAGCAGGAAGCACCGGAAGGCGTATTTTTCATTCTCCAGCTTTTTCTCGGTCGCCGTGATG